ATCACCCATACAAGAGTTCAGCACCAAAACAAAATGCTCTCTTAGTTGATACCGACACACGAGTAAGCCTTGATGCTTCTGACATTGATAGAATAGCACTGTGGAAGAATCACAGAGCGACATCAGGTAATATGGCGTTTAATACATACAACAAAGACGTAAACACTCGTCCTACAAGCGGATTAATGTATCCCCGTGTAAGAACACGTAGGCGTGGATAAATACAGTATATAGGAAAACATAATGGCAGATAGAATACCACTAATTGTAGACGTAGATGACGGTAACAAATTAAAAGAATTACCCATCGGTGATAATCTTAACTTAACTGGCTCAGGTATTGTAGGGGCCGGTAACATTGCCGCGACAAGTTTAACAATCGCAGGAGTGCCATACAATCCTTTTAGTGGGCAGTATGCTGACTTAATAGGTGCTCCAACTATTCCATCTACTACAGACGATATTGTAGAAGGTACTAAAAAATATCTTACAGACGAACGTGTTGACGATAGGATTGCAAATTTTCTTGTTGCTGGTGTAGGTATTAATTTAACTTATAATGACGGTGCAAATACTCTTACTATTGAAGCAACTGGTGTTGGTTCAGGTGGCGGTGGCGGTGGCGCAACTGCACTTGACGGACTAACAGATGTTACACTTACTGCTCCAGCAAATTCACAATATTTAAAATACAACGGAACTGCTTGGGTAAACAGTGCAATAGCATATACAGAAGTTACAGGAAGACCAAGTCTTGCAACTGTGGCAACTTCTGGAAGTTACAATGATTTAAGTAATAAACCGTCAATACCAAATGACATCAGTGATATGATTGATGTTGATACTCAAACAACACCTCCATCAACAGGTCAAGTTTTAAAATGGAATGGTTTAAGATGGGTTCCAGGTGATGATATTGCAACAGGTGGTAGTGGATTAAACGCAGATACACTTGATGGATTTGACGGAACGCACTACTTAGATTGGAACAATATTACTAACAAACCAACATATGCTATTACAGATTTAAATGATATTTCTTTAACTTCACTAACAGCAGGTGAGGTTTTAATGTATGATGGTATTTCTTGGGGCAATGCAACTAATGAACCTTTGTTTAGTAACATACAAAGTAAACCAACTACACTTGCAGGTTATGGTATTACAGATTCGCCAGAAGTATTAACTGACTTAGGTATTAGTGATGGTAGTGCTAATGAATTCTTAAAAACTGACGGTTCAGGAAATTTTGCATTTACAAATACATTAACTGGCGGCGCACTTACTTCTACATCAAGTTTAAATTTTGCAGGTAGTGCTGTTACTGTAAACAACATTGACAACGATTCTACATTTACTGCAAACAGCGGAACAAGACTTGTTACTCAGAGTGCTATCAAATCATATGTAGATACAGCCACGGCACCACAAAATTTATTTGCAACTTTTACAGCAGAAACAGGAACAACAACTGCAAACACCGCAACTGACACATTTAATATTGTAGGAAGTGGAGGTATTAGTACAACTATCGTTGCTGATACAATTACAATTACAAACACTGCACCAAACCAAGATCAAAATCTTTTTACTGGTATTGTTATCACAGGCGGTATCGAAGATACTGTTAGTGCAAATTCTACAACAACAAATCTTAATTTTACAGCCGGTACTGGTATTGCAATAACATCTGATGATGCTACAAAAACAATTACATTCGCCGCAACAGGCGGAGGGGGTAGTGGAACACCAGGTGGTGCAGATACTCAAGTACAGTTTAACAATGCTGGTGCATTTGGTGGAGATGCTGACTTTGTTTATAATAGTACAACAAATACTTTAACTGTTGTAAATTTAGTTACATCATCAATATCACCACCAGCAACATTAACAGGCACATATACAATTTCATCACCAACTACTATTACACTTGATCCTGTAGATGAAATCATTAATGATGCTCCTATGAAGTTAGTGAGCAAAACAGTTACAGATTTAAGCACATTAGTATCATCAGTTGGTGCTATGGTATTTTGTACAGACGAATCAGGTGGCGCTATACCTGCTTTCTACGATGGAACAAATTGGAGAAGAGTCAGTGACAGAGCCATTGTCTCTTAATGTATAAATGGATTTTATAACAGATTTAGATTCACAAAGAGAATACATTGTAACAGTTAAAAAAGGAGTTAACTGGAGAGATGTTCATGCTGAATTAATTAATGATACCTCAGCAGACGATTCAGTTGATTCAAACATAGTTCCTGATAGAGTTTGCGAATGTTGTAAAGAAAGACCTAACAATTCAAGAAACACTCATTACCACTTAACAGAAAACGAAGCACGTAAACTAAGACAAGACCCAAGAATCGTTGATGTTCTTGCTATAGAATTAATTCCAGAAATTCAACCAAGAGCATTCCAAGACGGTGTGTTTGATAGAAATTCTACCAGTTCAGGCCAACGTGACAATTGGGGTTTACTTCGTCACATAAACCAAACAAATGTTTATCAAAACAGTACAAACGATCCAGGCGGAACATACGATTATGTTTTAGATGGTACCGGTGTTGATATGGTTATTGTAGATACAGGAATTCAAGTTGGGCATCCTGAATGGGAAGATGCAAACGGTGTATCAAGATTAAAACAAGTTGATTGGTATAGTATTAGTGGAGTAACCGGTACACAACCTGCAAACTTCTACACTGACACAAATGGTCATGGCACACACTGTATTGGCACAATGGCAGGTAAAAACTTTGGCTGGGCAAAGAATGCTGACATTTATAATTTTACACTTTATGCAAATGCCAACAATATAGGTTGGGCAGATATGGTTGATATCTTAACTTCTTGGCACACTAAGAAAAATGATATTAACGATGCGGCATACACCGGAAGACCAACAGTAGTTAATATGAGTTTTGGTTATGTATGGTATATAGATACAAGCACAACACCAAATCAAATTAAGTTTTCAAGTACTGGCACAGGATATGACATTGTCGGGGGCCGTTACAGAGGTGCTACCCATACAGACACAACATATACAAATCTTAGACAGTATGGTATTAATGGTGAATATCAAGGCGGAACACTATACGGATTTCCAAGAAAGTTTGCATCAGAAGATGCAGATGTTGAAACACTTATTAACAACGGAATTCATGTATGTTGTGCCGCTGGTAATGATAGCATGAAATGTGATGTTCCGGGTGGTGTAGACTATGACAATTACATAGCATTTACATTCTCAGGACAAACATACTATATGTACTATCACAGAGGTGGAACACCATCTACAGTAGAAGGCGGTAATGTATTTTCGGGTCCTTCAGCAACACCGCCGGAAGATAATCCAGTAGGTGATATTAATGAAGGATTTTTTGTAGGTGCTATAGAAAATTCTGCAACTCTTGATAATACTGTTTACAAAGATAATAAAACATCATTCAGCCAATCTGGTCCAATGGTAAACATTTATACTGCTGGCCGATATATTATGAGTGCCCAACCAAATGGTACAGGATCAACTTATTTTTATGATAGTAATTGGCGGCAAGCAAAATATTCAGGTACATCAATGGCGGCGCCACAAATGTGTGGAATGATTGGATGTTTATTACAAGCACATCCAGATTGGACTCCTGGTCAAGTAAAATCATATTTTGAAAACAATTCAGTTGCTAATATGCGTGATACAGGATTAAACAATGATTTTGGTGTAAACACAACAATACACGGTGGACCAAACAGGGTAGCATATTTTCCTATGAATGGGCAGAAACCATTTGATTATAGTTAAGGATAAATATTAGTATGGCAATACAAACAGTTAATATCGGCGGCGTAGCAAATGACGGAACGGGTGATGATCTAAGAGAAGCGTTTGTAAAAGTTAATAATAACTTTGCAGAACTCGACGCTCGTAATCCTGAACAAACAACAGCATCAAATCTTGGTACTGTAGGTGAAGGAGTCTTTGCACAAAAAACCGGATTTGATTTACAGTTTAAAAAGATTGTTGCTGGCGGCAATGTAACAGTAACATCAGATTCAAACGGTGTTATTATTTCAAGTGTTGGCGGACTACAACAATTAACTGTTGCTACAGATAGTGGAAATATTACACTTGCAGAAGGCGATACATTTACTATCTCAGGTGGTACTAATACATCTACACAAACAAGTGGTGCTAACGGAATTACTATTAATTCTGTAACAGAATTAGCAACAGATGCAACTCCGCAATTAGGAGGTCGTTTAGACGGCCAAGGCAATGACATTATAAATGTTAGAAATCTTGAAAGTTTAGTATACAATGTTGATGTACGTGATATATACGGTTTTAACTTTAGTACAATTACAGGTTCGACATCAAGTATTATTGAATTTTTAGGTGCTTCGACAGATGTTGATTTAGGTACAATTCCATCACCATCTACTGTGTCAATCGACGTAGGAACAATCACAAATCCATTATAAGCATAGTCAAAGATTCCGATAAATACTACTGAATAAGGAATTAAAATGGCTACAATCTGGACAAGAAAAACAGGAAGTAATCTGGGTGTATTTGCAGAAAATGCAACTATCAGATTTGCTTTACCGTTAAACACAACAAGTAATACCATTACTGATGTTAAGATCATTACTGGAAGTTTACCAGGCGGTTTAAGATTAGACGGTTTATTCATTGTAGGAACACCTTTCGAAGTTCAAAGACCTACTGAATCTAAATTTGTACTAAGAGCAACTGACAGTACTGGCGCTATTGAAGATAGAACATTTTCTATTATAATTGATGGTGCTGACGAACCTGTATGGACTACTCCAGAAGGACTATTACCTGTAGATCCAAACGACAAGTATTTTGTTCTTGATAATACTTTACTCGATTTCCAACTTTCTGCTATTGATCCAGACTTACCAGCAGGCGATGAATTAGAATATTTTATTGCAGATGACGAAGGAGAATTACCTCCAGGTGTACAATTAACTACAGATGGTAGACTTGTTGGTGTTGTAGAACCTGTACTTGCTTTAGATACAAGAGCAGGAAGCGGACACTATGATGCAAATGTTTACGGAACGTTTCCTTTTGATTTTGGTGAAAGAAGTGCAAACGGTTTTGATAGTTTCTTTTATGATACAAGAATTTATGACGACAGAATTCCAACTAAACAACCAAGAAAGTTAAATCGTTTTTATGAATTTATTGTAAGTGTATCAGATGGAGATACTGTTGCAAAACGTAAATTTAAAATTTATCTTGTAGGTGACGATTTTTTACGTGCTGATAATACAAAGTTACAAATTGCTAACGGTTTATTTACTGCTGACAATACGTACTTAAGAACACCACTATGGTTAACTCCAGAAAATCTTGGCTATAGACGAGCAAATAACTATCTAACATTTTTCCTTGATGTATTAGATACAGAAACTATTGCTGGTAGACTTGTATATACATTAGAAAATTTAAATGATGATAACACTGTAAGTGAACTTCCGCCAGGTATGTCATTAGATAGTACTACTGGAGAAATTGCAGGGCGTGTTCCGTATCAACCTGCTGTAACAAAAGAATATAAATTTACAGTTAAAGCAACACGTTTCGGAGGTGTTCCTGAAACAATTTTAGCAAGTAAAACAAAAACCTTTAGAGTTAAAATACTCGGAGAAGTTGATTCTACAATTAAGTTTATTACGCCAAGCAACTTAGGAACTATTAGTGCAAACTTTATTTCTACACTATCTATAAAAGCACAAACAACAGTACCTGATTCAAGATTAATATACAGTGTTGTAAATGGTAGTTTACCTCCAGGATTACAATTAGATATTAGCGGAGAAATTATTGGTAAAGTTAATCAGTTTGGAACTTCTTCTGCTCCAGGCTTAACTGTCTTTGATAGTGGAGCAATGACCTTTGATGGTGCTAAAACAATTATTGATAGAGAATTTAAATTTACTGTAAAAGCAGAAGATCGTTTTGGATTCAGTGCTGTAGAACAAGAGTTTACAATTGATGTATTAGATCCAGATGATAATTTGTACAGTAACTTATATATGAGACCTTTCTTAAGTCAAGTTAAGAGAGATGAATATACAGCATTTATATCTGATCCAAATATTTTTCCACCTGATTTAATTTATAGAAGTGGTGATCCAGAATTTGGTGTACAAAAAGATGTTAAGATGTTAGCATATGCAGGTATACTTACACAAGATATCAGAAACTATGTTGCCGCGGCGGCTAAAAATCATAAAAGAAGAAAATATAAAATTGGTGAAATAAAAAAAGCAGTTGCTAAAAATCCAGGAAGTAACGATACAGTATATGAAGTAATTTATGTTGAAGTAATTGACCCATATATGCCATCTAAAGGTAATGTTGCAAAAAGTATTAATGTTTCAAAACAAGGCAAAAAAATTACTGTAGATAGTATTCAATATGAATCATTAGATGATAATACTGCCTTAGGAAGTGGACAAAGTTCATTTAGTTTAGATGTAAGGGGTGTTGGTACCCCTACTATTGATGTTCGTAGTATTGGTAACGATTTAGAAATCATTACCAGAGGTGGTCGTGTTGTATTTCCTACAGTAGGTAACATTAGAATTATACTTAGAAATGGTTCAACTGTTGTATCAATTCAAGAGTTTGAAATTAGTAAAGCAGAACCTTATAGATTTAGACCAATTTCTAATACATTAAAAGTTGATAGCGATGCAGTACAGATTAGCCAAAATACACATGACAAAAAGTATATCTCAAATATTAAAAATATGCGTGACCGTATTGCAGAAACTGGTGTTACAGAACGTGACTTTTTACCACTTTGGATGCGTACTGCACAAGAAAATACTATTCAAGAATTAGGTTATATAACAGCAATACCAATAGCCTACTGTAAAGCAGGAAATGCGGACCAAATTCTATTGAATATTAAGAATCAAAACTTTGACTTTAATACTATTGATTTTGATATTGATAGATACATAGTTGATAGTACAACTGGTAAAAGTGAAGAACAATATATTCTGTTCGCAAATTACGAGTACAACATATAAAGCAGATAAATAAAAGTAGAGAGGACATAAAATGGCAAGTAACATTGATGAAGTAAGTATTAACTCGGAATATCCTATCGCAGGACAGGATAACGATTCTCAGGGTTTTAGAGACAATTTTGGAATTATTAAAAATAACTTTGTAGCCGCTAAAAGCGAAATTGAGGATTTACAAGATAATACTGCTAAGAAAAATTCTGCAAACAACTTTTTAGGTAATAATATTACTAATGCAAACCTTGTAAATGTTTCTGAAGAGTTAAACGCAGGCGGAACATTAAGTAACTCTCAAGACGTTAACTTTACACTTGGCCCTGTACAAACATTCACAGTAGGAGGTGATATTACTTTAACTACTACAGATTGGCCAGAATCAGGTAAAGTTGGAAAAATCAGATTAATTTTAATCAACGACGGTGAAGATAGAATCCTAACTATCGGTACAGAAGCAGGTAGTTCACTTAAATTTAATGCACGTTGGCCAAATAAAACTGGCGCAGGTACAGAAGGTGATCCTTACGTGTTTACAAATAACATAACAATTGACAGTGCATCAAATCCAGTAATTATTGACTTTATGACCTACAATCAAGGTTCTTCTATCTTTGTAGATTATATTGGCAAATTTTACTAATGTTACATCCACTTGAAGATAATTTAGATCAATACACTACACCACAACTTGAGGAAAAAGTAAGTTCTTTATCCAAAAAGTTTTACATGACACGCAATCCAGAAGTCAAAGTCCAAATGGCAACATTAATCGAAATGTATCGTTTGGAACTAAGAAGTCGCTATGCCAAAGAAATGGCAAAGAATCAAGATAAAGATCTTGACAATTTAATCAACGTAAGTTAAAATACACTTATGCTTTTAAAAACAGATTCTAACGGAATACCAATCTTCTCTAATAAAAACCTAATAGATATGATCTATTCTGGTCATATTGACAAGTGTCATGTTGTTCTATGTGACCCAAATGATGAAATTGAACAGTTTAATAAAAACGCAAAAGAATTTGGTGGTCACGAACTTAAAAAATATATTCCAATTGATGTAGATAAAAAAGATTTTGATAACGTATGCCAAAGTGAATGGTTTATGCCAGAAGCATATAAAAACTTAGATGTGTATAGTTTCTTAGAATCAAAATGTAATAATGAAATTGAACTTAAAAGATTAGACGAAGAATATATTGAATTTGAAAAAAGAGATATGTTAAACTTATTACGCTATATGATTTATTTGGTTGACTATATGCGTGATAACAAAATTGTATGGGGTGTGGGCAGAGGTTCCAGTGTAGCAAGTTTTGTACTATATTTGGTAGGTGTTCACAGAATTAATCCAATTCAGTTTGACCTGGATTGGCGTGAGTTCCTAAGATAAATACTCACATAATAGGAGAATAACTATGGCAGTAAAACAAACAGGTCGTAAGGTTTATAAAACAATGCAAGGTAAAGCAATTGATATGGATCTTTTACGCCAAAAAAATGAACTTACTCCTGCGGTTGGAAATGCTCGTGTAAATGCACGTGGCGATGAATTAGGCCCAGGTGGAAAGATTATTAAGAAACGTGAAGACGTTCTTGCAGACTACTACAGAGACAATCCTCAAAGTACTGTTCAAGACGAACTTCCAGTAGCCAATAAATCTACTCCGGAGGCAGTTGTTGAAGAAGCACCTGCACCAAAGAAAACTGCGAAACAAAAGATTGAAGAAGTAGCAAAAGACGAAGAGTGGGTTGAAGACGACGAAGGTAATTTTGTAAAAAAAGGTGAGTAAATGGCTTTGAATTTACACAACATTAAAGGTGAAGTAAGACCTTTGCATGACAGGATTATGGTTTCCGATATGGAATTTGGTGAAGTTACTACTAAAGGCGGAATCATTCTTCCAAGTGATGATGGCCAGCAACATGGTATTAAACCACGTTGGGCAAAGGTTGTGTCAAAAGGACACGAAAACACAGACGATTACAATGTCGGAGACTGGGTACTAATTGAACATGGTAGATGGTCAAGAGGTTTTACAGTTGAAGATGAAAACGGTGATACAAAAGTTCTCCGTACAGTAGATCCAACTGGTGTATTAGGCGTAAGCGATGAAGCACCAAGCGATCTTGCATACTATGGTGATGCTATTGACCTTAGTGGAGATAGTCACCGTCCAGAAGATTTTGTTAACTAAAGAAGTATAAACACGAACCAAGGAGTATAAATGTTCACAGCAGTATTAGTGACCATTACAGGATTGTTTATGTATGACAACTCTGCCTTTTTTGCGGAAGTTAAAAAAGAACGCAAACAAGGATATGAGTTTGAATATGTAGGCAAACGTAAAGCAGATGAATACAAATATTCGTTACCTGTTATAAATCAAGAAACAGGCGAAAAATTCATCTATTGGGAACATCAAAAGCCAGAGGAGAAGTAATTGGCAAACGTCGACCTAAACAAATATAAGGACTTTGTAGAAGAAGTTACGTCAGAAGAATCAAATGATAACAATCGCCTATACGGACGTATGGGTTATTTAAATGGAGAACAACATGGATGCCCGGTTAATATTGCATTACTTGTCACAGGCGGTATTGGACTTTCGTCTGAAACTGGAGAACTTAATGAAATCATTAAAAAAGTTCTTTTTCAAGGAAAACCTTGGGACGAAGACACCAAGTTCCATCTTAAAAGAGAACTTGGCGATATTATGTGGTATTGGGTTAATACTTGCCGTTCTTTGGGTTTAGATCCAAACGAAGTAGTTGAAGAAAATGTACGCAAACTTGAATCTCGTTACCCAGGTGGAAAATTTGACGTACACTTTTCGGAAAACCGAAAAGAAAACGATCTATAAAATACTTGACTTTAATAGCAATTAGTGTATAATAACACTATGAGAGTCGGTATTACATTCAGTACATTTGATCTATTTCATACAGGTCACGTTGCTATGCTCAAAGAAGCAAAAGCAAACTGTGATCATTTAATTGTAGGGTTACAAACAGATCCTACATTAGATAGGCCAAACAAAAACAAACCAATTCAATCTGTATTTGAACGTTATGTCCAATTAGCAGGTTGCAAATATATTGATGAAATTGTTCCATACTCGACTGAAAAAGATTTGGAAGATATACTTCTTACATATACAATACAAACTCGATTTATTGGTGAAGAATACAAATCAAAAGACTTTACTGGTAAACAGATTTGTGTTGACAAAGGCATAGAAATATATTATAATAAAAGGCAACACTCATTTAGTAGTACTAATTTGAGACAACGAATAGTAGAGGCAGGTAAATGAAAGAACTATGGGTAGAAAAGTATCGTCCTAAAACAGTAGACGGTTATGTGTTCAGAGATGAACATCAAAGAAAACAAGTGCAACAATGGATCAAAGAAGGCACTATTCCACATTTATTATTTTCAGGTAATGCAGGTATTGGTAAAACAACACTTGCTAAAATTTTATTCAACGAACTTGATCTAAACGATTTAGATATTTTAGAAATTAATGCAAGTCGTACAAATAGTGTTGATGATGTACGTGATAAAATTATTAACTTTGTACAAATGATTCCATTTGGTGACTTTAAGGTTGTACTACTTGATGAGGCAGATTATCTATCACCAAACGCACAGGCGGCACTACGTGGTGTAATGGAAGAATATCATACTACAAGCAGATTTATTTTAACCTGTAACTATCCTAATAGAATTATTCCTGCACTGCATTCAAGATGCCAAGGATTCCATATTGAACGTATTGATCAAACAGAGTTCACTGCTCGTGTAGCAGAGATTCTAATTACAGAAGGTGTCCAACCTGATTTAGACACACTTGACACTTATGTAAAAGCAACGTATCCAGACTTGCGTAAGTGTATCAACATGGTACAAATGAATAGTGTTGACGGTGTATTGCAAAAACCACAAGATGGCGATACTGGAGAAGCAGACTACAAACTTGAAATGGTTGAACTGTTTAAAGCAGGTAAAATTAATCAAGCAAGAAAACTTGTATGTAGTCAAGTAAGACCAGATGAGGTAGAAGATATTTACAAATGGTTATATGATAACATTACATTGTTTGGCGACAAAGAAGATGATGCTGTATTAATTATTAAACAAGGTTTAGTGGATCATACACTTGTTGCTGATCCAGAAATTAATTTAGCGGCAACTATGATTAGATTAGCACGACTATGAAAATATTAATTTGCGGATTGCCTGGATCGGGCAAAACTACATTAGCAGAAAAACTTGCTCCAATGATTAACGCTGTTCATTTGAACGCAGATAAAGTTCGTGAAGAGGCTAACGATTGGGACTTTAGTCTTGAAGGTAGAATGCGTCAAGCAGAAAGAATGAGATTATTATCTGCAAAAGCAGTTTTTGAAAATAGAATAGTTATTGCAGATTTTATTTGTCCAACAAAATATGCAAGAAAAGAATATGATGCAGACTTTATTGTATGGATGGATACTATCAAAGAAGGAAGGTTCGAAGACACAAATAAAATGTTTGAACCTCTTGATGAATACGATGTTAAAGTAACGCATATGGATGCAGATACTTGGGTCTTTATAGTTAAACAAGAACTTGTAGAAAAGTTTGGTAATTTAACTGCACACAACAAAGGTACAAAAAATGTTTGATTATAAAAAGCCAACTACAGAAATGTTAGGACGTTGGCAACCTTGGCACGACGGTCACACAGCATTGTTTAAGAAAGCACTTGCTGAAACAGGTCAAGTATGTATTATGGTGCGTGATGTAGGCGGCATTATTGGTACTGACGCAGGCGCTGGCAGAACTGCATTGGTACAAAATGATAATCCTTTTGATTTTGAAACTGTTAAAACTAATATTATTAACGGACTAAATGACGCAGGATTTGTTTACAACAAAGAATATATTATTATGCTTGTTCCTAATATTGTTGATATTAGTTATGGCCGTGGAGTAGGTTATACGTTTACCCAGCATGATTTAGGAGAAGAGATACATTCTATTTCTGCTACAAAAATTAGAGAGAAGATGAGAAATGCCCAATCCTAACCCTATTTACATATATTTTCATATTCCTAAAACTGGTGGAACAAGTTTCAACTGGAAGGTAGGATACCATTTACATAGAGAAAACGATCGTTGGTTAAAACATTTTAATTGGGTAGATGGGTTTGGTGGTTCTTTTGTAGAACATAATATTCCTTTACTACAAAATAGAACAAAAGAACAACACGAACAACTAAAAATTATTTCAGGACACAGTACATATAGTCATACACATTTTTGGTTAAAAGAACCACGTGTTCCTTATTATATGGCTCATGTTAGAGAACCTATTCCAAGACTGTTAAGTAGTTTTAACTATCGATTCGGTCTTGCACAATTAAATCAAGATACTCATATGTTTAGTAGTTCAAGTCCTGTAAGTGACACATATGCACGTTACTATAATAGACAAGCAACAGATTACAATAGTTTGTATACATGGAGGCTTGATAACAGTGCTGAACGAAACTTACAATGTAAATGGTTACTTAAATGTTTTTATGCGTTTGATGACACACGAGCAATGTTTAAGCAGTACAGTAAATTTGAAGGTGGCGATACATTTGCTACACACCAAGGACAATTTATTCCGCAAACTTGGCCAGATTGGTTTTATAACATTCAAATAGACGATAATCTATTTGATATGCTTATAGAAGTATTAAAAGTTAATATGTGGTACTTAGGTACAACTGAAAATTTAAACAAAGACACAGAAGATTTTTGTAAACATATCGACCAGGAATTTGTTGCAGATATTGAAGACAGAAATAAAGCAGGTGTAAGTTATCCACAGTATTGGAATTTGCAAGATGTACTTGGTCAACCTGATTATGAAGAACTTGTAAAAGAAGAAAAATACGATCAAATGTTATATGAATTTGCCAAGTCTTGGAAGCGGCCATACTAAGGAGGAATAACTAATAGTATGACATATCTTGTAAACGAAAATTGTATTAAATGTAAACATATGGATTGTGTAGAAGTATGTCCTGTAGACTGCTTTTACGAAGGCGAAAATATGCTTGTCATTAATCCTAATGAATGTATTGACTGCGGTGTTTGTGAACCAGAATGTCCTGTAGATGCTATTACTCCAGATAACGTAGAAGGTGCAGACAAGTGGTTGTATATTAATGAAGAATATTCAGCCAAGTGGCCAAACATAACACAAAAACGTGATGAAGATGTTCCTTCCGATGCTGAAGAAATGGCTCATGAACCTAATAAGTTTGAAAGATTCTTTTCTGAAAAGCCAGGCGGGAGAACAAATGAAAATTCAGAAACTTAGAGCCAGTCACATATTAATCAGTCACGAAGGTGCTACAGCACAAACAAGTAATCGTCCAGCACCTGCGGCAGAACAAGAAGCAGGGTTTATTATTCAAGACATTATGGAAGGACTTCTTACATTTGAACAAGCCGCTAAAGAACATAGTGCTTGTAGAATATCTGCAAAGAACGGTGGAGACTTAGGTTGGTTTGATTATCCAGGAGAAATGGAATACGAAATAGCGAAACCTATTAGTCAAATTAACAAAGACGAAATGCTTACTTTTCCAATTAAAACAGAATATGGATATCATATTTTATTAAGGACAGGGTAATGGATTACTTTAAAGTATATAACGGCACATCATCAGAACCTTGTGATATCACAATGGTAAAATACAATCGAAGTGAAATCTTAAATCCTATCCTTGAACAAAAGATTAGAAGTTATGGTGATGCTGTCGGACATAAAAGTAATGTAAAAGCAGACATGACTGAATTCACTATGTACGAAGATTCCGATTTTAAACGTATTTGTGATTTTGCAATTTTTCAATGTATTAGTAGTATAGAAGGTTTAAGTCAACGTGGAGCAGAAATGCTTCGATTTAATATTGTAGACTGTTGGGGAATGGTTTACAAAAATAATAAAGGACATCATACTATTGAACACGCACATTGGCCAGCAACATTTAGTTTTGTATATTACGTAAATGCTTGTGAACATTGTGCTCCGTTAGAATTTACAACAGCAAATTACAGTGTTAAACCTTTTAGTGGGTTGATGGTTATCTTTCCAGGAAACACAAGCCATAAAGTAGGCGTACAAAATTGCAATCACGATAGAATTGCAATATCAGGTAACATTAGTGTTACAGTTAGAAAACCAGGAGAAACAGAATGAGCGTAAAACTAATTTCATATAGCACAGCACCGGAAGGTTCAGACCTTGGAGACTGTCAAGAACTTATTGCCTATTGTGCAAGAGTAAGTAATCCAAGCAATCAAATGAATTCAGAAACAAGTGAAAAACTAATCAAGTATTTGATCAAACACGCTCACTGGTCACCACTTGAAATGGTCAGTGCTTGTTTAGAAATTAATACTACAAGGGATATTGCACATCAAATTGTGCGTCATCGTAGTTTTAGTTTTCAAGAGTTTAGTCAGCGTTATGCAGATCCAAAAGAGTTTGGTGATCAGTTTGTGCTACGTGAAGCACGACTACAAGATACAAAGAACAGACAAAATTCTATTAGATTGGGGACTACCCAACAAGAGATGAATCTAATTAATGATTGGGAATCATATCAGGAAAAAGTTATTGCGGCGGCTAAAGAAGCATACGAGTGGGCAATTGAAAATGGTATTGCTAAAGAACAGGCTCGTGCAGTATTACCAGAAGGGTGTACTAAGACACGATTGTATATGAACGGTACACTACGTTCTTGGATTCACTATATCGAATTACGTGGTGCTAATGGTACACAACAAGAGCATATGGATATTGCTCATGCTTGTGCAAAAGTTATTGCACAAATCTTTCCTTTAGCAGAGGAACTGGTTAATGAAGTCTAAGTTTATAGATGCATACATAGATGTTGCAGAACGTTTTGCACAACTAAGTTCAGCAAAGCGTTTAAATGTAGGGGCGATTGTTGTAAAGGATGATCGCATTATCTCCATTGGATACAATGGTATGCCCAGTGGTTGGGATAATACGTGTGAAGAATGTTGTGATGGTGGCGGACCTGTTGGTGCTGGATGCAATCACGATCATTGTACTGGTCCTAAAACTAAGCCAGAGGTATTACACGCAGAATCAAATGCTATTGCTAAATTGGCAAAATCAAATGAAAGTGGAAATGATGCAACTTTATTTGTTACACATAGTCCTTGTTTAGAGTGTGCAAAATTAATATACCAGAGTGGTATAAGCACAGTTTATTACAAGGATAACTATCGTAGTAACGATGGTATTGAATTTTTACAGAAATCAAATGTTGAAGTTACCAAAGTATGAAGAATTTTATAAAAAAACTTTTTGGAAAAGAAGAACCAGTAATTAACTTTGCTTGTTCCAGTTGGGGCGTGAGAAAGTATGCACCTATTGAACCAGCAGGTAAATTTTTTCCTGACAAGTTTAAAGATATGAGTCCGTACTTTAAAAAAGAACAGCATAACATTGATAGTCATAAAACAGTAAGAGCCTGTCCTGGTATTACAGATTATATGAGTATGGGTTATGTTATTCCTGCTTGGTGTGATATTACAATAGAACCAACTCCAGATGGTAAACACATTATAACAAGATACAGTGATGATATGTATAACGATGCATATCACCCTGAAGAACAATTAGGCAAATTTATGGAGCAAAAGTTTGCTGTTAGAGGTGCAGTTAAACTTGATAATCCTTGGTTTACTTGGAACAAAGCAGGTTGGAGTACATTATATTTGCCAATGTACTATCATGAAGGAAAGAACTGGGAAGCAGTTCCTGGTGTAATGGATCACGATTTAGGTGCTCCACAAAGTCCTATTAATATTATGCTTAAAGAAATTAAACCAACAACAATTAAGATGGGCGAACCCATCGTACAAGTGATTCCATTTAAACGTGAAAAGCAAGTTGCACGAACTATGGAACTTAACGAAACAGTTATGAAACGTCAGTGGGCAATATCCAGCCTACACAAAATGACTTATGCAGGCTGGATTAAATGGGTCAAAACTAAGAAGTTATATGTAGTTGATGCCCAAGATACAGATCTACCTGGTTAAACAACATCTCCATAAATTTCTAAAACTTCTTTGACTGCTTCGTGTCTTTCAATATCTCCTTTATGGAATTCTACAACATCAATTTTTTCAGCACGACCTTTTTGATCTAAATGCTTACAAAAATCAATTAAGCCATTATCTCTAAGTCTATCTGCTTGTGCTAAGTCTCCTGTAACAGCCATCTTAGATCCTATTCCTAATCTTGTTAGTAACATCTTCATTTGATTTTGTGTTGCATTTTGCATTTCGTCTGCTATGATAAATGCTCGTTTGAATGTTCGCCCTCGCATATACGCAAGTGGTGCAATTTCAACTACACCTTCTGCTATCATACCTTCAATGTCTTTTGATGAAAAGTACTCCTGAAGTACATCAAAAATAGGCCTTGTCCAAGGCGCCATTTTTTGTTCTAATGTGCCTGGTAAAAAACCTAAATCTTCGTCTGCACTTACAGCAGGTCTTGTAACAATAATCTTATCGACTTTTCCTTCTTTAAACTGCTTAATCGCAACTTGTACAGCCAACAGCGTTTTACCTGTTCCTGCCGGCCCAATGCCAAAGACTATGTCTTTCTTTGGGTCTAACAGTTGAAGCATATAAGTTTCTTGATTAACGTTTCTTGGAATGATTTTGACTTCTTTTTTCTTCTGAGGAAGAAAACTATTAAACTCTACAATATTGCTATTGTAGTTTTTGCTCCTTCGAGCACTTCTTTTTGCACCCATGCAGTCCTCCTTTATGGATTAAACAAGTAAGTCTGCACTACATAGTTATGACACTATGCAGTGCCTCCTACACAAATATTTAGTGCAATTCTCTCGTGATAAAACTACACTGTTATAAATGCTAACCGGATAAATAAGTGTATAAGATTGGATATTCATTATGAAAGATGTTTTAGAAGTAATCAAGAACGTACAGGGCATATACGAAAGCGATACTGCATTTACGGTTCTAAAAGACTTTGAAAGAGTGCTTGATGAACTGGATTTATATGTATATGATAACTGGGAAGATGGGGAAATAGTTTCAGGTCCTAATATTAAAAGACACTGGGTAATTTGCTCATTTATGTGGCCACGCGACAAAATGCCTGATCCAATGGGCGGTAAAAGATTACTTGATTATGACTGTAAAGTTACATTCAAAAAAGACTATATTTTAGTACCACGTAAGATTAAAACTCCAGACGATATACGTCCTGGAACAAAAAAAGGAAAATTAGATCGTAAGGAAATTTGGGTAGTTGAAATAATGATGCCTAAAAAATTAATTGTAGACATTTATAGTGGTTACAATGAAATGTTAGACCTTACAACTGAACCCGGCGCTGATCAAGCACCAACGCCTGAAGCACAACCAGCAGAAGGTGGTGTTGAAGCAGGTATAGGTGCAGGTGCAGAAACTCCAGCACCAGAAGGAGCAATGTAATGGGTTTAAGAAAAGACGATCTTAAAGACTTAGTGGATCATATTTTTGAAATCGATTCTTATAAATCTAAAATGGGTAGTGACAACGACATAGTCGTTTTGAGTTTTTCAACAAAAAATGAAGGCAGTGCAAAAGATCTTGAGAACTTTCTTGAAAAGGGTTATCCTTTTGTTCTTGATGCTGATGCAACTTCAGGTGAACAATCCGATGGTATGTACAAAGTATTTGTAGAAATAGAAAGAGGAAAAGATTCACCTGCACAAATTTATGAAATGGTAGATGGTATTCAAAAAATTGCAGGTATTGATGCAATGAAGTTTAGGTACTATAAGAGTTTTCGAAGTCATGAAGCAACAGATGCTAATTTGGCCGAAATGGTGCCGACAGATAAAGACGCCTACGATATTCGAGTAAATGAAAATAACATGGATAACTATAAGAACTTCTTTAATAAAAGTTATGCAGAAGAAGTTGATATGTTAAGTGAAGATACGTTACGTATTAAAAATACTTTTATGGATCCAATCACATTCAAAGTTATCGAATTTGCCCGAACAGATGAGGTAAATATCAACGAGGCATTAGATATTAATGGTTTCGCTGAAGTCATTTATTTGAGTAAGTACTTAGGTGATTACAATATTACAAAATATGGTAAAAAACTTGTACTTGAAAATGATGGTTACAGTTTAATTTTGAAAAGAGGTTAAAAAATGGCAAAAGACAATTTTAAAGAATGTTTAAAAATTATTTTAGAGCACGAAGGTGGATACGTTGATCATCCAAGCGATCCAGGTGGTGCTACTAATATGGGTATCACAAGACAAACTTACGAAGACTGGATGAATAAAGTAGTTACTAAAGAAGTAATTCAAAATCTTACAGAATCAGATGTAACACCAATTTATAAAAAGAATTACTGGAATGGAATTCTTGCTGATGATCTACCTAAAGGTTTAGATTTATGTGTATTTGATATGTGCGTAAATGGTGGTCGTCATAGAGCAACTAAAATGTTACAACAAATGGTTGGTTCAAAAATCGACGGTTGGATTGGTCCAAACACTATTGCAAAAGCAAACGGATACGTTGAAGCAAACGGTATCACTAAAGCAATCGAAGAATATCAAAAAATTCGTCAAGACTTTTACGAATCACTTGCAACATTTAAAACATTTGGAAACGGATGGACAAGCAGAGTAAACAGCACGACAGCCTCAGCCAAAGCAATGGCGTAAGTTGTCAAAACTGCGGACACGAATATCACGAAGGACCTCTTTTCAAAGATATGATAGACGGAGACGGCAAGACCATTACTATTGAAGTTTGTAAACAAGGACGATAAATGTTTAGTTCAATTAAAATTGCGTTAGTATTAGTTATGTTAGCAGGTGCTGGCGGCGGATTTATGTATGTAAAAACACTTAAAAGTGATCTTGCTATCAGTGAAGCCAACAATGCTAAACTACAAGAAAGTGTAGCAGATCAAAAAGCAGTTATAGAACAACAGCAAAAAGATTTTACTGCTATATTAGCCACAAATAAAGCACTCGAAGAAACAAATAAACAGTTAAGAAAAGAATTTGCAGATCTTGACCAACGCTTTAACAAAATTAACGGTAAGGGCGAGGTTCGAGATGTTGGTAAACTTGCTGTTGAAAAAGATAAATTAGTTGAACGTGTTATTAATAATGCGAGTGACAAAGCAATGCGTTGTGCAGAAATTGCTATGGGTGCTCCTTTAACTGAAAAAGAAAAGAACGCTACTAAGAAATCAGAAATTAATTCTGAATGTCCGAGTATAGCAAATCCAAAATATGTACCTTATGACTAATACAATTAAACATATATTCATAGTATCATTGTTAGCACTTGCACTAACTGGTTGTTCAAGTGTACAAAAACTTGATATTTTTAAAACTGAAGTAAAACGTGCTCCTCTTAACTTGCCACATCCAGAAGCGGCTAAGATGGAAAAAATCAAATGGGTAATTATTACTTCAGAAAACGCTGAAGAAGTATTTGCTAAACTAAAAGAACAAGGTAAGGATCCTGTATTATTTGGTTTAAGTGATGATGACTACCAACTACTTTCTAAAAATTTTAACCAAATTCGTGCATACATGATCAAACAAAGACAGGTTATAGATGCATATAAAGAGTATTACGAAGGCGATAATAGTACTAATAGCACTGAGTCTAAGTAGTTGTTCTGCTACTAAAAACTGTGAACTTAAACCCTCAGTAGAAGTCAAAGATCTCCCCCAAGATTTAAAAACAATTAACCGCGATAATGTCGTTGGAAAGGGCGAAGTAGCCTGCTCATTTTAATAATCATCGATAAATACATATATAACAAAGAGGGAAGTATATGTGGGAAATGATTGAAAGAATGGCAACTGACAGACTGTGGATTTACACAGCCTTAGCAGGTTCTTTATTTGGCGCCGCATTTTTGTTTTGGTTCAAAGATACAAAAATGGCAATGTGGGCAGTAAGAAAGTTTGATGCTACTCTTGAATATCTTGCATTACGTTGGGGCTGGACTTGGTTTCAAAATGATCCAAATGCTTGGCGTACAAAATATCCTCACGTTACTAAGAAGATCGACGAGTTAGAATCTCGTATCAAAAAATTAGAGGGTAAAAAATAATGGCTGAAGATAAAATTGTAGTTCCTGCAGATAAAAATACTGCTTCAAAAAAAGTTAGTGTTGAATTAGAAGTTGATACAAGTGCAAAAGACTTAGGTCCAAATCCTTATGCAAGACTAATTCATTTGGCTCGTGCAGTTGACAGTTGGAGAATTTTTCCAAGAGTATTCATTACAACATACATTGTTTTATTATATAAAGTTGTAGTTTGGTATATGAACTTACCTAATCCAACAATGGAACAATCAGGTTTGGTTAGTATTGTAGTTGGTGCTGGTGCGGCTTGGTTTGGTCTTTATACAGGTTCAAGTAAGAAGTCAGACAAATAATCATTGACAAACGCTTAATATAAGTATATAATAATGCTATGGATTATTATGATTTGTTAGGCGTTTCTCGCGACGCTTCAGAAAAAGATATTAAAACTGCTTTCCGCAAATTGGCGGCGAAGCACCATCCTGACAAAGGTGGAGATCATAAAAAGTTTACAGAACTTAATGAAGCATATCAAACATTAACAGATCCCCAAAAGAAACAAATGTATGATCAGTTTGGAACTGCTGACCCTCAACAAGCAGGCTTCCAACAACAAGGTTTTGGAGGTTTTGGTCCAGGAAACTTTGAGTTCAATGGTGACATGAATGATTTATTCTCTACATTTTTTGGTAGAGGATTTCAACAACAAAGAAGGCCGCAACAAAATAGAGACATTACTATTGCTTGTGATATTACAGTGGGCGAAGTGTACACAGGTAAAGGTGTTATTGCTACATTTAGAACTAATAGTGGTAAAGAGCAAACTGTAAATATTGATATTCCAAAAGGTGCAAGACATGGAGATACTATTCGTTATGGCGGATTAGGTGATGATAGTATTCCTAACATACCAAGAGGTAATCTTAATGTAAAAGTAAGAATAAAACGTGATCCAAATTATGATGTAGACGGCTTAAATCTACACACTGTTACTAAAATTGATATCTTTGAGATGATACTTGGAACTACCACAAATTTAACATTACCTTCAGGTAAGACTATAAGTATTAACATACCAAGAGGCACACAACCAGGCACTGTTTTAAGCATTCACGGACAAGGCTTACCCGACTACAATTCAGGCGCTTCCGGAAACGTTTACTTAAAAGTAAATGGTGTTATTCCAAAGAACCTTACTGAAGAACAATACGAATTAATAAGAAAGATTAACGAATGAAATTAGTATATCATCCGCACCCTGCCTTATTAAAGCAAGTACAAACATTTGACTTTGATAAGTTAGACGCAAAAGAAATTGAAAAAGAAATGATCGATATCATGACTAAAGAACATGGTGTTGGTTTAAGTGCAAATCAAGTTGATTTAGATGCACAAATTTTCGTTATGGAGCCAAAAGATTTGCCAGGGTATAAGGATGGAAAAAGTTTTGCTGTTATTAATCCTAAAATTGAAGCAGTTTCTGAACAAACTGTATTAGGTGAAGAAGGTTGTTTAAGTTTTCCAGGATTGTTTTTTAAGGTAAAACGGGCCCAGGCTTTGGTAGCAAAGTTTCTTGACTCTACAGGAAAAGAATGTACAATAGAGTTTACAGGTTGGAACGCAAGAATATTTCAACACGAATTTGATCACTTGCATGGTATTAACTATATCGATCGTGTAAGTAAAATGAAAATAGATATGGCAAAGAAAAAGCAAGAAAAGTATTTTAAAAGAATTAAAGGAATGATAAAATATGGTTGAACCAAGTGACGATTTGCAGGCAGTTTTTGATAAAGCAATGAACGATGCTAAAAAGTTGAATCACGAATATGTGACTCTTGAGCATTTATTATTTGCAATGTTATGTAGCGAAAAGTTTTCTAAAATTGTTGAAGGTTCTGGTGCTGATCCAGAATTTATTAAAAAGAATATTGAAAACTATCTAAAAAACGAGTGCGAAGAAATTACATTACCTGCAGAAAATGCTAAAAAATTTAAACCTAAAAAAACATCAACTGTTGAACGTGTTTTAAATAGAGCATTTACACAGGTACTTTTTAGTGGACGTCATAACATTGAAATTACTGATGTATTTTTAAGTATTATGAATGAAAAGAAATCTTGGTCTTATTATCATATTCAAAAATCAGGATTAACTAAAGAACAGTTTGCTGATTATCTTAATAACGAATTAGAAGCAGTTTATGAAGATGAAGAAATGCGTTCTCTTTCACAAAAAGCACTCCGTGATTTTTCAACAGACTTAAACAAAGAAGTTGAAAAAAATAAGATTGATCCTGTAATTGGCCGTCATGAGGAATTAGAAAGTATTGCTCTTGCATTAGGTAGACGCTCAAAGAATAATGTTTTGCTTGTAGGTGATCCGGGTGTAGGTAAAACTGCTATTGCAGAAGGACTTGCTTGGAATATTGTAAACAAAGCAGTACCAGAATTTTTACAAGAGTACAAAGTTTATAACTTAGACATTAGTTCAATGTTAGCGGGTTCAAAATATAGAGGTGACTTTGAAGAACGATTTAAACTTGTAATGAATGCAATTAAAAAACAAGGTAAGACTATTGTGTTCATTGACGAAGCACATATGATAAACGGTGCCGGCGCCGCAGGTGGTAGTGGATCAAACGATCTTGCTAATATGCTTAAACCTGCTCTTGGTAAGGGTGATATTAAAGTAGTTGCTTCAACTACTTGGGAAGAATATCGCAAGTACTTTGAAAAGGATCGTGCTTTGATGCGTAGATTCCAACGTGTTAATATTACTGAACCAGATAAAAAGACAACTAAATCAATTTTAGAAGGTATTAAAAAATATTACGAAGAGTTTCATAATACAATTATCACCGAAGAAGCAATTGATACTTCAATTAAACTCAGTGTAAAATATATGACTGATAAAAAACTTCCTGATAAAGCAATTGATTTAATTGATCTTGCTTGTTCAAGATTTAATTTAAAAAGAGTTGAAGGTGATAAAATTGTAGGCAAAGAAGAAATTGAGTTTGAACTTGCAAAAGCAGTTAAGTTGCCGCCAGAACAAGTATCACAAAAAGAATCGAGCAACCTTGCACATCTTGAAGATAATCTTAAGAAGCAGGTATATGGACAAGATAAAGCAATTGATGAAATCGTTGATAAAATTCTTGTTGCTCAAGCAGGACTTAAACCAGATAATAAACCAATTGGTAGTTTTGTGTTTATGGGTCCAACTGGTGTTGGTAAAACTGAAACTGCAAAACAACTTGCAAGAGAATTAAGTGTAGAACTTGTACGTTTTGATATGAGTGAATATCAAGAAAAACACGCAGTAGCAAAACTAATTGGTTCTCCTCCAGGATATGTTGGATATGAAGAAAATGCAGGATTATTAATTACAAAATTACAAGAGCATCCTAATTGTGTATTACTACTTGATGAAGTAGAAAAGGCACACCCAGATGTTTCACAAATTTTATTACAAATTATGGACAATGGAAAAATTACTGGAAGCAACGGTAAAGAAGCCGATGCGAAAAACTGTGTTTTAATCCTTACTACAAACTTAGGTGCAGAACAAGCAGAGAAAAACGCTATCGGCTTCAACGAAGATTTAGAAGTAGAGTATGAAGATACTGAACTTAAAAAGTTCTTTGCACCAGAGTTCCGTAACAGACTTGATGGTGTAATTGCGTTTGGTAAACTTGAGAAGAATACAATGATTAAAATTGTTGGTAAGTTCCTTGTTGAATTACGTGATATGCTTACAGAAAAGAATGTTACTGTTGATATTACAGATGATACTATCGACTATCTTGTTGATGTTGGATTTGACAAAAAGATGGGTGCAAGACCATTACAACGTACAATCGATAAAGAAATCAAACGTGATTTAAGTAAGATTCTACTGTTTGGAGAACTTAAAAACGGTGGACATTTACATATCGATGTAAAAGATAAACAAATACAATTAGTACCTACAAAAAAAGCAGAAACTGTTACAGCATAGATTTAGATAAATAGTTGTATGCCAAGTAATAGTGAAATAATTTTATCAGCAAATACCCATCCTGGAGATAGTTCAGTAGAAACTATCACGGGTGAAAAGTTTAAGGGTGACGGATACTACAGTAGAGCAGACGGTGTTCATACAGTACAATACAGTTATAATGGTTTAACTGGTACAATTAGTATAGAAGGAACGCTGGCAACTGCACCTGCTGATGCAGATTGGTTTGAAGTGCATTCGTATACTGCCGCACAAGAAACTGATAGCAAATATGCTAATTTCACTGGTAACTTTGTATGGGTTAGAGCAAAAGTAGTTTACACAGATGGTACTATTAACAGCATCTTATTAAACCATTAGGAGATATTATGAGTAATTTTATTAATATTGTATGGCAAGGAAAGCAAGAAGATGTTGATTCTATTGTTGCTGAACAAGTGTTAAACTGCACAGACGAAGCACTAACAGAATCAGAAGCACTATACGAAGTATATGAATCTGATAAGGGTGAAACTGTCCTTACTATTGATACCCACAAACAGTTAGATGAAGCAGAATCTAACGCTGTTGCTGAAAGAATAGCAAATAGACTGTTTGATTTAGGGTTTTCCAAGTTCGATATCGAAATCTCTGTATAAGCAAACTGTGATAAATACTTTATATTGCAATATAAAGGGTTATTCACATGACTAAGAAATTTAGAGATTATCTCAATGAAACTGAAGAAAAAAGCCAGTGGATAGAAGAAACTTACGACGGTGACGACTTTTATCACGCCTATGGCGATCTTTGGTTTAACGAAGACGAAATTATAGACGAAGCAGAGTATCAAGGACGTAAAGTATCGTTAGGCAAACCAATGCGTGGCGACGTCAAAAAGTTTAAAGTATACGTTAAAGATCCCAAAACTAAGAATGTTAAAAAAGTTAACTTCGGTGATCCTAATATGAAAATTAAAAAATCAAATCCAGCACGTAGAAGAAGTTTCCGTGCAAGACATAATTGTGATAATCCAGGCCCAAGAACAAAAGCAAGATATTGGTCCTGCAGAAAGTGGTAGACAGATATGAAATTTGATGATATAATGACAGATAATGATAACCCGTCATATGATGTACCAAGTGATTTGCTTTGCCATATGAGAGACGATACTTCTTTCTATAGACAAATGTATTATCCTACAATGGCAAAGTGTCAAGAATGTTATAATACAGGTGACAAAGATAAATCAATGGAACTTATATTGCCAATGATTAACAAAGGAGTTGATCATTATGTTAAAAAATATGATCTTCCTCAAGATCCAAACGATTTAATTACTATGGATGAAAGAAAAGCACTTGCAAATCAAATTTATGAGCAAGAGGTAAACGCATTTAAAGAAGGCGAGTACTAATGTTTTTAAGAGAATTGTTCGAAGGGCCAGGTCGTGATGTTAGTTTTGCTTTAGGCAGACTAAATCCTGCTACCACAGGACACGGTTTACTTGTTGAAGCAGTAAAACAAGGTCCAGGAGATGCAATTCTTTTTTTAACAGAACGTCCAGCAAAACTTCCTACAGATCCTTTAAGTCCAAAAGAAAAATTAGATTGGGCAAGAAAAAGTTTTCCAGATATTAAAATAGAACTTGCAAAAAACATTATGTTTGCCGCAAACGATTTATACAATAGAGGTTATAGAAGTGTAACTTTTTTTGAAGGTGAAGATAAATTAGGAAAACTATTAGAAAAATATAACGGTGTAAACTCTGCACACGGATTTTTTGAATTTGAAGAAATTAAATTTCAAAGATTATCTCGAAATCCTGATGCCGACGATGCAACAGGAATGAGTGCAAGTAAAATGCGTCAAGCAGTTATTGACGGAAACTTTGAAGAATTTAGTAAAGGTGTTACTAAAGCGGCTCAACCTTATGCTAAAAAGATGTACGACGAGTTATCAGTAATACTTAAGGCGGCTGAGTAATGGATTTAGAAACTCTTAAACAATTAGCAGGAGTAGGAGAATATAGTTTTAAAGGACTACAGCCTGTTGATGAAAACTTATCTATTACGGGTACTGAAAAAAGAAAGATTGAAAGAGAAAAAGGAATTAAACCCGGTGATCCAGAATGGTTTAAACTTTGGTTTAGTTTACCTCATATGACAGGTAAAATGCCAGAGTTTAGAGGACGTAAAAAGAAATGAGATATGTAGACCTAAAAGAGTTTGGAGGAAGAATAGTAAAAGGTGTTAATACTACTCCAGATGTTGGACCTAATCAAATTCCTATTGAAGCAGGAAAGTTTGGGAACAAGGTTGACAAAGACGGACGTCCTCCTACACTAAGCAAAAAAGTAAAAGGTTCAAAGACTAACGTACTATTCAACTTAGGCATGGCTGAAAGTGTTGAAGAAAGATCACTAACCAAAGGCGAAGAAAAAGAAAAAGAACGTATCGTAAAAGGTATGAAGAAAAACAAAAAAGATTTTAAAAAGCGTTATGGTGATGATGCAGAAGCAGTTATGTATGCAACAGCAACTAAGATGGCTAAAGAATCTAAACTGAATGAACTTAAAGGAAAAGAACTTTCAAGTGATTCAGAAATTTATGTAGATATGGATGGTGTGCTTGTAGACTTTTTTGGCGAGTGGACTAAGATGATGGGTGTTGATAATTGGAAACAAATTAAAAATATTGATTCAGCACTGCAAAAGATTAGAGATACAGACGATTTTTGGTTAAAACTAAAACCAACTGCAAACGCAGATAAACTTTTAAGTATTATTAAAGATATTAAGGGCGAATACAACATTTTATCTGCTCCATTAGCAAATGATGATAGAGCAGAACCGCACAAACGAGAATGGATTAAAAACAACTTAACAGCATTTCCGCCTAAGAAAGTTATTATTACTACAGACAAACAAGCATATGCTAAACAGCCAGATGGCACTCCTAACATATTAATTGATGACTTTGGTCAGAATGTTAGCAAGTGGGAAGCATCAGGCGGTGTAGGATTTAAACACAAGGATCACAAGTTCGAAAGAACTGCATCAAGTTTAAAAGATTATTTTAAAAAGCCAGTTGAAGAAGGATCATTAAAAGTATCAACAGGTGGTTTACGTGACATGGTTATTACTATGATTAAAGATTTACATAGTAAAAACGATACTGCTAAACTTGCTAAGATTGCACGTATTTTAGGCAAAGAAGTTTACTTTAGTAAAGATAAAGTAGTGATTCAAGATCCAGACTTTGACTTTTATGCTAAAGAAAATGTCGATAAATTGATAGAAATTATGGGATTTACTATTGCCCGTAGTCCTAAACGTGCAACAATTAAAAAGAAAAAAGAAAAGTTTGACGAACCAAGCATACAAGATAAGTTAAAAGCAAGAAGAGCCGCGGCGGCACGTGGTGACAAAGATGCATACACTCATAAGTTTAATAAAAAAGATGAATCAGTTACAGATGAAGGCGAATTAATTCCTAATCCAAAAAATACTGTTTTAAGCAAATCAGATACAGCATATGACTTTATTAAATTAGGAACCCATATGGCTAACATTAAATCAGTAGACCCAGATGATGTAAATCCAGATGAACCGGATGTAATGATACAGTTTTATGGTGGAGATAAAGAAAAAGCGTATATGCTAAAAAATCTAAAACGTTTAGGATATGATGTGCAAGATGCTGATGGCTATAAAGATGCACACTATGACGAAATGTACAGTGATGATCCTAATGCATATAGACTTATTATTAAATTAATCCCTGAAAAGAAAACTGAAGGCGCAGAAATAACTATGTGGACTAATCCCAAGTATCAAGGTGCCGATGTTGACGACAAATATTATGAAAAGCAACCAGTAAAAATTGTAGACGTATCTAAACTTACACCGTTTGAACCTGCTGATAAAATGGATCCTAAAGACAATCACGATAATATGATGCGTTTTGTTGACAAGATCAAAGCAGGTGACAAGATTAAACCTATTGTAATCGTACCACACGAAGGTAAGTTACTTGTTGTTGATGGACATCACAGATACTTTGCACACCTAAAAGCAGGTGCAGATAAAATACGTGCTGTTATTGCTGATCCAAAAGACTTAACTTGGCGTGATGATGTTCCAGAAAGCATAGAAGAAAACTTTGCAGACGGTAAAAAAAAGGGTAAATCACGCCCGGGTAGAGTCAAAAAAGCCGGAGCAAGTTGTAAAGGCAGTGTAAGTAGTTTAAGAGCAAAGGCTCGTAAATATGGTGGTGAAAAGGGTAAAATGTACCACTGGTGTGCTAACATGAAGGGCGGCAAAAAAGGTAAATAGTATTATGAAACTTAGAGAATTAACACAAACAGAAGCAAACCCATTAGACGCTATGAAAACTGGTGCTCAAAAGGCGGCTGGGGCTGTTAAACAGGCGGCTGGTAAAGTAGCAGGTATGGCTGGTGGTGCTGATAAACAAACACAACAAAAAGCAGGCATGGGTGCTAAAATGGCGGCCAATAAAATGGGTGCTAAAGGTGGTACTGGTGGTATGATGGCTAAAGGATTAGACAAAGTAGCACAAGGTGGTGCTTTAACTGGTCAATTATCAAAGCAAATTGCTCCCTTTGCTAAACAACTTACTGCAATTTTATCAGACACAACTCTAAGAAATAAATTTATGATGCTTGTTAAACAAGCAGAAAAAGGTGCGGCACCGGCAGAAAGTGATGTACAAGAATTAGATACTTCACTAAAAGGTAAAGAAGATTACGAAGCAAAGAAAAAAGCATTACAAGATATTCAAATGGATCCTAACACATCAAAAGATCCAGATGCCGCTGATGCACTTAAGGCACGTTTAAAAAGATTAGAAAAAGATGCTGAAAAACAAAAAATTAATACTGAATCTAACGACGAAGCAGATCATATTATGCAATTAGCAAAATTAGTATCAGGTGCATCAAACACACAACAAGAACAAGCATCTGATTTTGCAAATGAAATGAAAGCACTTGCAGGTATTAAAGAAGTAGCAACAGCAGGCGCAACATCAGCAGGTAATATTGCTTCAGTAGCAAATCCAGCAATGGCTTATGGACAAAGAGGCAGAGATTCAAAAGGTTTGCCTAAAGCACCTCAAAAGAAAAATGCTGACGGTACTACAGTTAATGCTTTAGATATGTCAAATAATTTAATGGGCGGTAAAACCGTAAAGAGGAACTAACAATGAAAGAAAAAGATCTTAAAGAAGGCTTAGCAGATTTAGCATATAAAGCAGAAGCAGACCACGAAGTGCAAATGGCTCGTGCAGAACTGTACAAGATTGCCAAGTATGCAATTAAAATGCATGAAATGTTAAAAGGTGTTTCAGAACAAGAAGGTCTTGAAGGTTGGGTTCAAAGTAAAATTACTAAAGCCGCTGACTATATGGGTTCAGTATATCACCATATGGACTACGAAACAAAATTTGACGAAGTACAAGAAGCAAAGAAAGCAAAGCCAGACTATATTGATATTGATAAAGACGGCGATAAAAAAGAGCCTATGAAAAAGGCTGTTAAAGACAAAGAAGCAAAAAAAGAAAATACAGACTATAAATCAAGTTTATCACAGATGTTAGAATCTAAACTTGGTGTTTGTTCAGATTGCGGCAATCCAAGTTGGACTACATTACCAGAAGAAAAGCAAAAAGGTGTTGACGGCAAAGTATGCTGGAAAGGCTACAAGCGTATGGGCACTAAGAAAAAAGGCGGCAAGACTGTAGACAACTGTGTTAAGATGTAATGAAACGTCTTGAACTTCTTGAAAAATCTAAAATCTACGAAAAATGGAGCAACAAGTATAAACGCTCTATAAACTGTTCTAACCCTAAAGGGTTCTCCCAAAAGGCTCATTGTGCCGGTCGCAACAAAAAGAAATAATATAAATACATAAAACTTTTAACAAAGGACCTTTATGGCGTTTCTTGTACATAACCTACCACCAATAGAAGTCTATGTAAAAAAGGAATACCTATACGACCATCAGAAGGGTCATGGTGAATTAACACCTGGCATTTGGATTTCCATTAGAAGTATCGAAAGCAAAGCATTATATATAGAAACACTATTAACTGAATATGGTGCATTGTATGACAAACTACCTATTAGTGCATTTGTTTGGAAGGAAGATTACGACAAAGATAATCAACTACCTTTAGATCATTTACAAATATGGGATTGCTTTGATTACGACATCACAGTAATTAAAAAGCCTATGCTTTGTGACTGTGAGTTCTTTGGCAAAGATCGTAAGATGCACAAAGGCGAATATATGTTTACCCTTGATACTTGCCATAGAGATAACAATGCACTGAACGTAAATTTTTCAGAACACGACCCAGAACATAAATCCTTCAACTTTATCAAATTAGACAACGGCCAATTTGCCGCACAACCTAACAACAGAGTTATTTGGACTGATCAAAGTTTAGTTCCAGATAAAAAACTTACTCCAGACTTCAAAGTATGCACCCAAAACTACACGGTTGAAAACACACCTAAGTGGAGTGTAGGACACACTGACGAATGGGCATACAAATCAAAAGACGAAACCCTCGACACATAGTTATTTTGATATATTTCAAATGAGTGCTTGACAAACATCTCTACTTAATATATAATAATACACATTAACAATAGGAGTTACTTAATGTCAAACAGAACATACGGTCCCGACGAGAAAGCCAAACTTGAAAGATTGGTTAACGAAGGTGCTAACGTAATGAGAGAGATTGAAGATTTATCAGAAGGCTTAAAAGAAACTGTAAAAGCAGTTTCACAAGAACTTGATATTAAACCAAGTCTTATCAATAAAGCAATTAAAATTGCACACAAAGGTGATTGGTCGAAAGTTGCAGACGAATTTGACGATCTTGAAACACTTGTAGTTACTGTTGGTAAGGACAAGTAATTTTGCAAAAGATTAAAAACTTTTGGATAAACAGTTATCAGTCTGATAAGGTTGCATTTACATTTGAACTTATAAGTTTTATTTTTACTGTAGGTGCAAGCCTTACATTAGCGATAACTGCCAGAGATCCTAATATGATGTATGTATATCCAGGATTCTTTATTGGTAGTACAACACAGGCGTATGCCGCATACAGACGAGGAGCGGCTTGGGTAATGCTATTAACAATTTACTTTAGTTGTGTAAACGTATTTGGGTTTGGTATTGCCGCAGGTTGGTACTAATATGGATGTTGCTAAAATAGATAAATGGTTAGATACTCATTTAGAAGAGTTAGCAAAAGGAAGATGTCCGTGGGCCAATAGTCGTGTAAAACGTTTCCATACAGATCAATACTTAGACGTAATGAAAGTTATGTTTGAGTTTGATTACGACATTGAAGATCATCATGCAGTATTAGTAATACTACACGATGTAAATGATTGGAACGAAGGTGAAGAACTTTTTGGATTATGTAGAACAAAGTATTTTTTGGACAAGAATCTATTGTTTATTGAATACAAATACATGGATTACGAAAATGATTTAAATGATCCAAGTATTAGATTCTTTGTTATCCAAAAATTAGATGAAACTAAAGAAGCAAGTAACAAACTTTTAGAAAAAGGGTATTATAACGAATATCCCCAAAATAAAAAATTTAGGAAGATTAGAGGTCAAGATAATGAAATATATGGTTGACATAGACGGAACTATTTGCTATAATAACAACAGTAAATATGAAATCAGTGAACCAGATTATGAACGTATCGAGCACCTTAATAAGTTATATGACGAAGGTCATGAAATACATTATTGGACAGCGAGAGGCGCAAACTCAGGCAAAGATTGGGAAGAATTTACTGTTAGGCAACTTGATGACTGGGGTGTCAAATACACAAGTGTTAAATTTGGCAAACCGCATTATGATATATGGATAGACGACAAGGCACAAAATGACAAAGATTACTTTAAAACAATTAAAAACTCAACCTAAGCCATACCAACCGTTAGCGTGGTTGTCAACTGCAATATTGCTAACAGCGGCGGCACTACTTTCATTATTTCCAAATGAAATGTATGCAACATACGGATTTGGTATTGCTTCTACACTTTGGACAGTTGTAGGAGTACTTTGGAAAGAAAAGTCATTGATTGTTTTAAACGGAACGCTTACAATAATATATGTGTATGGAATTAGTAAGCACTTATATAGTATCGTCGGCTAAAATCGACAATTTGGTATTTGCCAGCCTAAAATGGCATAGGAGAGACAATGAGTTATGTAGACGCATTTTTTGATCGCAACGCAGATATTATTCGTGTTGTAGAACGTAAAGACGGTAAACGATCGTTTACTGAGTATCCTGTCAAATATACTTTTTACTACGGAGACCAACGTGGTAAGTATAAAAGCATTTACGGCGATCCCCTAAATAGAATTGTTTGTAAAAACACAAAAGACTTTCGTAAAGAACTCGCTATTAATAAAAACAAAGAACTTTTTGAAAGTGATGTTAATCCAATATTCCAATGTTTAAGTGAGAACTATCTAAATCATGATGCTCCAAAACTAAACATTGCTTTTTTCGATATCGAGACAGACTTTGATCCAGAAAGAGGTTTCGCGGATCCTGCAGATCCGTTTATGCCTATTACGGCAATTACTGTACATCTTCAATGGTTAGACAGTCTTGTTACACTTGCTATTCCACCTAAGACACTTACAATGGAACAAGCAGAAGAACAAGTAAAAGAATTTCCTAATACACATTTGTTTGCAGACGAAGGAGAAATGCTAAAAACGTTTTTAGACTTAATCCAAGATGCAGATATTATTTCAGGTTGGAACAGTGAAGGTTATGATATTCCTTACACAGTCAATCGTGTACAAAAAGTTTTAAGCAAAGACGATACAAGACGTTTTTGTTTGTTTGACCAATTTCCAAAGAAACGTGAATACGAAAAGTTCGGAAGGCAACAAGAAACTTATGACTTAATAGGCAGAGTGCATTTAGATAGTTTGGAACTATATCGTAAGTACACATACGAAGAACGTCATACATATAGACTTGATGCTATTGGCGAAATGGAAGTAGGCGAACGTAAAACTGTTTACGAAGGCACACTTGATCAACTTTATAACAATGATTTTAGAAAGTTTATTGAGTATAACAGACAAGACGTTGCACTACTTGATAAGTTAGATAAAAAACTAAGATTTATTGACTTGAGTAATGAACTTGCTCATGCAAATACTGTTTTGCTACAGACCACAATGGGTGCAGTAGCAGTTACAGAACAAGCAATTATTAACGAAGCACATCACAGAGGTATGCAAGTGCCTAATAGAGTAAAACGTGAGCCAGGTAGTGATCCTGCCGCGGGTGCTTATGTGGCATTTCCTAAAGTAGGAGTACACAAGTGGATTGGTTCAATGGACTTAAATTCACTATATCCATCTGTGATTAGATCATTAAACATGGCTCCAGAAACTATTATAGGTCAACTACGTCCCGAACATACAAACAAATATCTCGGCGAACAAATGAACTTGAAAAAGAAATCATTTGCGGCGGCTTGGGAAGGCCGTTTTGGTACAATGGAGTTTGATGCTGTTATGGAAGAACGTAGAGATATTTCTATTACTGTTGATTGGGAAAACGGCCAATCAGAAGTAATGAGTGGTGCTCAAATATCTAAAATTATTTTCGATAGTAATAATCCTTGGATGTTAAGTGCTAATGGAACTATTTTTACATATGAGTTTGAAGGTATTATTCCTGGACTTCTTAAACGTTGGTATGAAGAACGTAAAGAAATGCAGGGAATGAAAAAGAAGGCAATAGATGCGGGAAATAAAACAGAGATTGAGTTCTGGGACAAACGTCAACTTGTTAAAAAAATTAATCTTAACTCTCTTTACGGGGCCATTCTTAATCCTGGTTGCAGATTTTTTGACCCGAGGATAGGACAGTCAACTACACTAACAGGTAGACAAATTGCAAAACACATGGCCGCAGAAGTAAACAAAGTTGCTACTGGTGATTATAATCATGTAGGCAAGTGTGTGATATACGGGGACACAGACTCTGTATACTTTAGTGCATATCCTATCCTTAAACAAGATATTGATGCAGGTAAAATTCCTTGGACTAAAGAAAGTGTTATTCAACTATATGATCAAATTTGTGAAGAAGCAAATAAATCTTTCAGTAAGTTTATGGGTGACACATTCCATTGTCCAAAGAGTCGTGCAGAAGTAATTGCGGCTGGTAGAGAAATTGTTGCTGAAAGCGGATTGTATATTACTAAGAAACGTTATGCGGCACTTGTATATGACGAGGAAGGTAATCGTAAAGACGTAGATGGAAAGCCTGGCAAAGTAAAAGCAATGGGTCTTGATCTAAAACGTTCAGATACTCCTGTGTTTATGCAAGACTTTTTAAGTGAACTATTGCTAATGGTCTTACAAGAAGCAGATGAAGAGAAACTTCTTGATCGTATTACAGAGTTTAGAACAGAATTTAAATCACGTCCTGGTTGGGAGAAAGGTTCTCCTAAACGTGCAAACAAGATCGGTCATTATGAGCGTCTTGAAAAGAAGCAAGGCAAAGCCAATATGCCAGGACACGTAAGAGCAAGTATCAATTGGAATACTCTTAAAAAGATGAACAGCGATCGCTATTCAATGGAAATTGTTGATGGTATGAAAGTTATTGTTTGTAAACTTAAACAGAATCCAATGGGATATACAAGTGTTGCTTATCCTGTAGACGAAATGCATTTACCAGACTGGTTTAAGGAATTGCCATTTGATGGTGATGCAATGGAAGAAACTATTATTGATAATAAACTCGGAAACTTAATTGGCGTACTTAACTATGACTTAGAAAGTACAAAGACTAAGAATACTTTTAACAACTTATTTGACTTTGGAGAATAAATGGCTACTCACGGTATGATAGACTTAGAAACACTTGGCGTTGAGCCGGATAGTGTAATAATGACTCTCGGTGCTGTTAAGTTTGATCCGTTCAGTGATACAGAGCCACATACACCTTTATATCTAAGAGTAGATGTAGAAGAACAATCCGAGAAATATAATAGAAGTATAGACAACAATACACTTGCATGGTGGGGGAAACAATCAAAAGAAATTCAAGACGAAGCGTTTGGAGACCATGAAAGAGTAAGTTGTGAAAGTCTTTCGAAGCAACTTAACAAATGGTGTGTAGGATTAGATTACATTTGGTGTCAAGGTCCTACATTTGATTTTACAATTTTGCAAAACTTTTATAAAAACATAGAAAAACCTTGTCCTTGGAATTATTGGCAGATCAGAGACAGTAGAACATTGTTTAGTATGATGCCATATGATCCTCGTAAGGATATACAAGAGAGTTTACATAACGCACTTGCAGATTGTTTCTATCAAGCAAAGTGTGTTCAAAAATCCTATAAACATTTTGGAGTGAAAAAATGAAATACGGTAATTGGGATATAGGCGGTGAAGTTGTTAAAAAGGACGATCGCTATACTGTAAAAGATAATAAAGTATTAAAAAATCTTGTTGTAAGTTCTACAAGATTAAACCCTAATAAAAGTACAACAGGACACAAACATGAAGGTCAAGAAGAAGTTTACTTGTTTATTGAAGGTACAGGTAATATGCAACTTGACAATGATACCTTTAGTGTATATCCAGGTGACACTGTTTTAATTAAAGACGGTGTATTCCACAGAGTACACGCAGGTGATGATGAATTATATTTTGTTTGTGTATTTCAAGGTGAAAGGACTATATGATCTGTGTAATTTGTAAAAAGAAGATTGATAAAAATTGTAAGTGGAGTTCATGTAAACTTGCTAATAAAGGAAACTCTAATGCGTGATGATTTAATGGTACAACAACAAGTAGACAACGTATGGCAACATATGGTTGGTGTTATTTGTTTGAATCAAACTAATCGTAAACAAGTTAAAGCAGTGCTACCTAAGTTCTTTGCTAAGTGGCCTACACACTCAAGTTTACTACACGCAACACGCAATGAAATAGAAGAAGTAATTGCTCCACTTGGTATGAAGCACGTTCGAGCAGAAAGACTGTATCGAATGAGTGAACAGTTTGGAGATTGGGATGGTGAAGATGCTACACAATTATACGGTATTGGTAAGTACGGTTCTGACAGTTATAGACTTTTTTATAAAAATGAAATTCCTGAGAACGTAGGAGACCACGAATTAAAAAGATATATTGAGGAGGAGATTGCGGCATGAAGATTTTATTAACAGGCAGTGACGGAATGATTGGTTCAACACTTAAAAAATATTGGGCAGGCCTCCACGAAGTAATTGGTTTAGATATTAAGTCAGGTAATGATTTACTTACTTGTAATTTAGATTATGATGTAGATATAATTGTGCATTTAGCGGCAATGAGTGGTGTAAGAAAGAGTCTTGCAAATCCACAAGAATATTTTGATAACAATGTTGTTGCATCAAATAGATTATTTAAAGCATTTCCAAATACAAGAATTTTATATGCAAGTTCAAGTACTGCAAAAGAACCACAAAGAAACCCTTATGCAATGTCCAAATATGTTGTAGAAAGATTAGCACCAGAACATTGTTTAGGCCTAAGATTTACAACTGTTATTGGCGGTGAAGGTAGAGACTATATGTTCATACCGAAATTATTAAACAATGAAGTTACATTTATTAATGTAGATCATAAACGAGATTTTATACATATCTCAGATGTGTGTAGAGCAGTTACTCAATTGTTGTCAAATGAATTGACAGGAGTAATTGATGTTGGTACTGGTATTTCAAGACCATTATCAGATTACTGTAAAGCAGTAGGATTAGAAAAATATGAAGAAAGGCTTGGCGACGAACACGAACGAAAAGATAATATTGCAGATATTACTCAATTAAAAAGTATTGGGTGGAAGCCTGAAATTGATGCATTAAGTTTTGTTAGCCAAGAAAAAACACTTGACAAATCATAATTTTCTAAATATAATATAAACAATAGGAGACCAATCATGAAAGACATCTTACAAGACATTGTTGCCCATACACATTCGTTAGGCTTTCTTAACATTGTTAAGGTAACAAACGAAACTGACACTACTATCGAATCGATGGCAGAAGATCGTTCAGTTATTCTTAGTTCTAAAACTAAAAATCCTGTAGCAGAATTTACAGGTACATTTGGAATGCCTAACTTAGATAAGTTAAGTTTGCATTTGAAATGTCCAGAATATCAAAAGAATTCTAAAATTACTGTAGAACAGGCAGAGCGTAATGGCGAAACTGTTCCAACACATATTCACTTTGAAAACGAAGCAGGTGATTTTGAAAACGATTATCGCTTTATGAATAAACAGATCATTGAGGAAAAACTTAAGACTGTTAAGTTCAAAGGCGCACAATGGGACGTTGTTGTTGAACCGTCAATAGCGGCAATTCAAAGAATGAAGTTCCAAAGTCTTGCACACTCTGAAGAAACTGTGTTTACAGTTAAAACAGAAAATAACAACCTTGTGTTTAGTTTTGGTGATGCATCACAACACGCAGGTTCATTTGTATTTCATCCAGGCATTCAAGGCAGTTTGAAACACTCTTGGGCATGGCCAGTAGCACAGGTACAAGCAATTCTAAACTTAGATGGTAAGGTTACCATGAGCATTTCAGATCAAGGTGCTATGCAACTTACTGTCGACAGTGGTTTGGCAGAATACAATTACATTCTTCCTGCACAAACCAAGTAAGGGTTTATGGCGAAGAAACCAGGTATAGTAGAAAAAATAGGCAAGTGGCATAGTAAAGTTTTTAACTATGTTAGTAAAAAAGCAAAGACAAGTAAACTATGGGCAATATTATTAACAGCATTAGTAATATACGAATTAATAGAACATTTAGTTTACCCGTGGCTTGTTCCGCTTTTAGCAATCAAAGCCTTTGGATAATTGGAGAATAAGTTGAATACAGACTTAACAAAAGAACAAAAAGACTACGCTATATTTTTGCCAGCGATCAGTGGTTTCTATGCGACTTTCATTGGCAAACAACGTAGAGAAGAATACGTAGACAAAAGTCGTATTCCTTTTCCTAACAACGAGATGGAAAGTCTTAATTGGTTTAACAAGCAAGACGGACTTTTTAATTATCATTGGAGTTTATATTCCGCAGGACACGCAGAACTTGATGTAAACAAGGACGCACCTAAAGAAGATATGATTCGAAACAGAGATAGAAATAACTCGTGGTTACTTGGTGACTCAGGCGGTTTCCAGATTGGTAAAGGCGTATGGGAAGGTGATTGGAAGGATCCTAATTGTCCTAAGGCTAAAAAGAAACGTGAACAAGTTCTTACTTGGATGGACGCTTATATGGACTATGGAATGATCCTTGATATTCCAGCCTGGGTAGCACGTTCACCTGCGGGTGCAAAAGCAACAGGTATTGACAACTATCAAGATGCCGTAAATGCTACACGTATTAACAATGATTACTTTATGGCTAACCGCAACGGTAACTGTAAGTTCTTAAACGTTCTACAAGGTGAAAATCACGCTGATGCAGAAGATTGGTATCAACAGATGAAAGACTACTGTGATCCTAAAAAATATCCTGACACACATTTTAATGGTTGGTCAATGGGTGGTCAGAATATGTGTGATGTACATCTTGTTCTTAAAAGAATGGTTGCATTACGTTTTGACGGTTTGCTCGAAAAAGGTAAACATGATTTTATGCACTTCTTAGGTACAAGTAAGTTAGAGTGGGCAACACTATTAACAGACATTCAAAGAGCAGTTCGTAAGTATCATAATCCAAACTTTACAATTACATTTGATTGTGCAAGTCCGTTCTTAGCAACTGCAAACGGTCAAATCTATTGTGAACTTGAAACACAGGATAGAAAGAAATGGGTTTACAGAATGGTGCCAAGTATTGATGATAAGGCACTTGCAACAGATTTATCACCATTTAGTGATGCATTTGTTCGTGAAGGTAAACATAGAAGTTTTCTTAATAGTCCTGTAACACAGAATTTAAAGGCAAAAGATGTGTGTATATACGCACCAGGCGATCTAAATAAAATAGGCAAAGAAGGCAAAACAAGTTGGGATAGTTTTAGTTATGCGATCCAAATGGGTCATAATGTATGGAGTCATATTAATGCAGTACAAGAAGCAAACAGACATTACGACAATGGAGTTATTCCAGCAATGCTTGTCGAAGAACGCTTTGACAGGTTATTTTTTAGAGATGTTGTAGAGGCAATATTTGCAACTGACAACAGAGACGAAGCAAACGCGGTAATAGAAGAATTTAACAAGTTTTGGATGTCAATTATTGGCACCCGAGGCGCAACAGGAAAGAAGACGGTTAATGCCCAAACGCAATTTGGTAGCCTCTTTGAGGAGTTATAAAATGGCAAAAGCAAGTAAGAAAATCGAAAAACTAAAAGAACATCATGCATGGTATGATAAAAAAGTAACAGAACTTGAAGATGAAAGACAACACGATAGATCTTTTTCACACAAAAGTCTTTTACTTAAATTAAAGAAAACAAAATTAGCAATTAAAGATCAAATCAATAACTTAATGAAGGACTTTCAAAAGTGAAACGTGATTACTCAGACGGTGTTGTAAAAGATGATGTTGTTTACTTTACTGGTTATGAAGTAGAGAAAACACCAGCATACGATATGGATACACTATTTGTAGTTGGATGTCGTCCGTTAGATGAAGTATTAGAACAAGCAAAAGAAAAGCACGTAGATCATATTTACTTAGGTGCTAACCAAAGTTTTGAAGTAGTTTTACCAAATGGTGAAGAAGCATCTAACAAGGCTTGGGATACACTAATTTATGGGTTGCTTGAAGAAGGTTATCATGTAACACTTGACTATGATGTAAAATATCACGAGTGGGTTTTGGAAAGTGGTTACAATGAAAAAGAAAAATTCATTAGCCAAATTAGTGTAAAACTTCCTTACATTAATCAACTTAATTACAATGCTTGTATTAAGATTGACGACAAAGACTTTAAAGCAACAAACGCCGGTGTTTGGATTCATCAAGTACACGATTTACAAGAGCGTTCAAAATTTACAGATTGGTCCAAATATGAAAATGATAATCCGGTTGACAACGAGGAGTAAAGGTAGTATACTATGGGTATAACTGAACAAATGTTGAAAGCACACGCTGAAACAGAAAGACAAGAAAAGATTATGAGAACAGCAAAAAGAATGATTTGGGTAACATTCCGAAAGGAAGGTATCCACAAGTATCCTGCGGCTTTAGACGATCCTAAACTTGCAACAGGTGACTGGGATGATGTGTCGTTTTTAGGTTATCCACATAGACACATATTCCATTTCAAGGTCGGTATTACTGTTACACACAATGACAGAGATATCGAATTTATTCAATTCAAACGATGGATGGAGAAACTATATAGCGAAGGAACACTAAATTTAGATTACAAGTCATGCGAAATGATGTCAGATGATCTTTATGAAAAGATCGCTGAAAAATTCCCCGGGCGTGAAGTTCACATCGATATAAGTGAAGACGGTGAGAACGGTGCCCATATTGAGTACCCAAAATACTGAGAGGTATCAGAAAATGGCGATTGAGTTTGATCGTGAAACTTACAACAAGATCTTTACTGATCTTGAAGCATTCAAAGAATTTTGTGCGAGTTCTTGGGTGTTAGGTTACAATCGTGCATACAAGTTTGACGAACGAGACTTGTATAATAATAAAAGCGAAGCGTGGAGAACTTACTGTTCGTTTAGAAAAGGTAAGCGTCCTCGCCCAAACTTTAAAAAGAAGTTCAATAGGAGGCACTAATGACAGTTTATATTGTAGACATTGAAGCAGTAGATACACGCTACACAAAGCAATGGAAGGAACATCTTCCTAAGCAACTTCAACGTGCTACAAATATGAACGTAAAAGTTATTAGTGGTGGGGAAACGCCTCAGGCTACTACGCCTGGGGCATTTCTCAATTTTGGCGGAACAAATGTTTACAAATCAAAACAACTTGAAAAAATAGGAGAAATGTTTTGTAATGGTGAAATCAAAGATGGCGATTATTTTTTATATACTGATGCCTGGAATCCTACAGTTATACAATTACGTTACATGGCAGAGTTATTGGGTGTTAGCATTCGCATTGGTGGCCTCTGGCACGCTGGTAGTTATGACCCACACGACTTCTTGGGTAGACTAATAGGTGATAAACCTTGGGTACGTAATGCTGAAATATCTATGTACGAATGTTATGATCATAACTTTTTTGCTACAGAGTTTCACATTAATATGTTTGAAGAAGCATTTGTAGGAAAGGTTTCATTAGAACAATTTAAAAAATCAAAACGTGTTGGTTGGCCTATGGAATATTTGTCTGATAGTTTTACTATGTATAAGAATATGGATAAAGAAAACATTATTTTATTTCCACATAGAATTGCTCCAGAAAAACAACCACAAATTTTTGCAGATTTAAAAGAAGCATTACCACAATATGAATTTATAGTTTGTCAAGAAAAACAACTTACAAAAAATGAATATCATAATTTACTTGGTAGGGCAAAACTGGTATTCAGTGCAAACTTACAAGAAACACTTGGCATTAGTTGGTATGAAGGTGTGTTAGTTAACACTATTCCTATGGTTCCAGATAGATTAAGTTATAGTGAAATGGCTTTGAAAGAATTTAAGTATCCAAGTAAATGGACTGAAAGTTTTGAGTCATACAAACAAAACAAAAAACAAGTAATGGATAAAATTATAGACTATATGGAAAATTATAAAGAGTATCTTGTTCCAATGCAAAAACAAACATTAAAGTTAGCACAAGAATTTTTTAATGGTAAAAAACTATACAAGGATATTTTAAATGGATAACGGTGAGTTAGATAAAGAATTAACCATTTCATATGATACAGGTGATACAGATACTATTGGTACTATAGACACTGACGGAACTTATACTATTAAGTTAGACAACTATCATGATGGATCTTTAGAGGACTACAATACAGGAACTATTACATATTCTGGTGAAACTGTTGGCGGTATGACATCAACTTTTGCACCTACATTTGGAGACTATGATGCATATGATGAAAGTCCAGCACCATGGCCAAGCGAATATGATGTAAAGAAAATGATAGAAATTTATCCGTCACTAAAATTGCAGTATTTAAAATTTATCGAAATTTATAATTTTGTTAAGGACGATTACAAAGGTAGAAAAAATGATGACATTCCTTTCTAACATAATGGACTTCTTAGGTCGTAAAAGAGTTATCTATGATAGAGACGGAAAGGTTCCATATCTAATTCGTTATTATGTGTTTCTCAAAAATCGAAAACGTTTTCCATTTAATATTACACTACACAAAGTATTAGTAAGTGATGAACCTACACTTCATGATCATCCATGGGGATATGCTACTTTTATTCTTAAAGGCGGTTACTGGGAACATATTCCAGTCTTTGCACAAGAAGGACACGTATGTGGTAGCACAAGAGTTTGGAGAGGACCAGGACACTTTCGTATGCGTAAAGCAGACGACTTGCATTGGTTAGAATTAGAAAAAGATGCAGACGGAAAAGAAATTCCTTGTTGGAGTTTATTCTATATGGGTAAGAAACAAAAGGAATGGGGATTTGTGCGTTGGGTTAAAAACGAAGGTTACCGTTGGATTCACAATGAAGATTATTTAGGTGTTGGAGCAAAAGATGGAGATTAAACGTACATCATATTTTGGTGGTTTGATCAAAACATATGACAACGTCTTTAATCCTAAAGTTATACAAATACTTGAAAACGAAATTCAAAATTTAAGTTTTAAATGGGGGACCAAAGATAATCCAGATCAACCTCCTACAGGATTGCAATGTTTCGAGTTTGAACATACACACACTTGGTCAACACTTTGGAATGTAGTTAGTGAAAAATTAGAAGACCTTGAAGGATTAGAATATCGTAGAAGTAACTTAAATTTTTTTGCTACAGGTGAAGATGCATATTATCACAAAGATGACTGTGATTGGACTTTACTTTATTATTGTAACAGTACTTGGCAACCAGATGAAAAAGGCGAAACAAAATTCTTTATTACTACTGACGACTTAGATGGATACAAATTACAAGATGTACAAGGTAATACAGATCCGTTAGTTATAAGTGTTGCACCTATACCAGGTCGTTTTTGTTTTTTTAAAAGTTCTATTAACCATAGTGCAACAGGGTTTAGATCAAGTGCAAGATTTGTTCCTGCACTAAAATTTGTAAATGCTGGTTTCGGTAACGGAACTGGAGTTATTGTACAAAAAGGAAATCAAGACGTGTTAGATATTAGGAGAGGTCATGATTAAGAAAAAGTTCTATACTTGGCAAGACGTAGAAAAGATGTGTGTTAGTATTGTAAATCAAATGTACAAGGACAATTGGCGTCCTGATTACATTGTAGGTATTACACGAGGCGGTAATGTACCTGCTACTATTATTTCAAACATGACAGGCATTCGTTGTGAAGCACTTAAGGTTGCACTACGTGACGATGATAGTCATTTAGAAAGTAATGCATGGATGAGCGAAGATGCATATGGTTATGATG